TCATGTGTCTGTCTCCTTTATTCCTTCACCACGACCCAGTCGTTCGCGAGAAGATCGCTCTGGCTCGCAAGCCACGGAACCACCTCGCCTGAGACGGTCAACATCGCGATGTACGGCAGGTAAGGCACGAGGCCGTCCTCGTGCCGTGCGGCGATGGCGTGGCCTGCCGGGGTGGTGGGCGGGTAGCGGCCTGCGCCGACGAGGTAGAGGTACATCCCCTTGCCGTTCCAGCCTTCGCGGGCGACGCGGTCGCGCATCCTGAGGCACGTCAGTGCTACTGAGAAGTCCATGTCTGTCTCCTAGAGATATGCGCGGATCGCGGTGGGGTCGCCGGTCACCTTGCCGATGAGGTCGAGGTCGTTGAAGATGACGAACACGATTTCGTCCTTCAGCGCATTGCCTGCGGCGTCGCGCATCGGCTTGCCATCGGTGTCGAGCGCGTCGCGGAAGACCGACCAGCGGTCACCGCCGTAGCGGGGCGTGCGGACGAAGTCGCCGACGCGGCACCACGAGCCTTCGGGCCACGGCTCCATCGTGTTGCGGTTGTGGAACGCGAGCGGACCTGCGGCCACGACCTTCGCGATCTGCGTGTTATAGTGCTCGGTCTCGCGGGTCTCGTCGAGCAGCAGAATGCCGCCCTTCGTCTTCCGCTTCGGAACGCGGACCTGCACGAGGACGCGGCTNCCAAACGGCGNGATGCCCGGCNCGATTGCCGGGAACGCGTCGTCAAGGTCCGCATACTCAAATTCTACTCGGTTGGTGTGCTCCACTGTGTGCTCCTTACATGCGCTGCTTGCGCTCTTCAATGTCGTTGTGCATGGCGACGATNGCCTCCTTCGCCATGCGTATCCCNCGGANCGTGCCTACCGACTGGCCGAAGCCGTAGGCTGTCTTGTCCGGGGGGTTCTCAAGTGCTTCTCGTGCAAACTGCACCTCCTTTGTCTCCAAGCACCGGAGAACGTCCTCAAGCCTCACTTGCCCGGCTTTTTACCGGTGCCAGAGGCAGGCATGACGCCCATCGCCATGCGCTTGTGCTGGCTGACGCCCTCACCGCGCTGACCGGCGTCGCCCTTTGCGCCCTTCACGTCCTTGTCCATGATGTCCCTCACTCGTTAGGGTTGGGGTTGATCCCGGTCCCGGTTGAGACCGCGATGCGTTCGCCGGACGCGATCTCCGCCGCAGCAAGCTGCAAGGCCGTCGAGTTGTCCGCCGTGTTGGTCTGAATTTTGGTCTGGTTGTCCGCCAGATTGCGCTGGTCCTCGCGGTCCTGACGCAACTGCTCAAGCTGCTGGTCCGCCTGAATATCGACCATGCGCATCTGCTGATCGACCTGACGCTCCTGCTGCTTGTCCTGCAACTTCATCTGCTCGGCCTGCGCCTTCAGCGCGTTGGTCTTGGCCTTCTCGGCAAGCTCGGCCTGCGCAAGCTGGGCACGCGGGTCCACGCCCTGCGGCTGCAACTGCTGGATGAACGCCATTGCCTTCTGGATGACCGGCGACAGCGGCTCGAAGGTCTGCTGCCCGGTGGCGAGCACGTCCGTTGACGCCTCGGCCAGAAGCCGGTCGAGCGCGCGGGCCGTGTCCGGGTCTTTGATCTCGCGCATGTCGTCGCCTATGTCGGTGCCCGTCGCCGCGTTAACAGCGTGGAAGACGCTCGACGCATACCAAAGCGCGATGTGCTCCTTGAGGTGGTTGACGATTGCAGGAACAAAAGCCTGCGCCATCAAGGGGTTGCCACCGAACATCGGGCTTTCGAGGAACATGACGTGCGTCATTATGTGCGCCTCGTGGTCCTGCTCGGGGAAGGCCACGATAGGCCGACCCATCGACGCCGCGACGTTCTCGTTGACCGCGTTCTGCTCGCGCGGCTCCACCGGAGGCACAAGCAAGTCGCTCGGGTTCGGTATCTTGAGCGTTTCGAGGATGCGCTCCTCGACCTTGCGCAAGTTGTACATGTTGGGCATGGCCGCCGCGCGCTGCGCCACGGCCTGCACCTGCGCGACGCGCTGCGTCTCGCTGAAGATGTTGGGGTCGCTGACCGGCACGACGTCCATCGGGCCGTTGAAGTCCTTGCGGGTCGCAAGCTCTTCGCCGACTTCCTTTTCGATGTTCTCATCGTCGAGGTAGTCCGCGTTCATGCGGTGTAGGATGCGAAGCAGCCGAGCCATCGCGTCGTGCAGTCGACCGTGGATCGCCGAATAGACAACCAGACCCTCCTGAAGAAGGGCCATCGTCGTGCCGACCGGCGCGTTCGGGTTCTGGTCCGCGATGTCATCCATCGACGTGCGGACGACCGACTTGGCCGCGTCGACCACGAAGCCCAGCAGCGAGAACAGGGTCGTGCTCGGCGGGTTGAACGGCATCGGCATCACGAGCTTGCGAATGTCGTCAGTGTTGAGGTTCGCCTCGACGTCGACGATCTCGCCGGGCTTCGGCGCGCGGCTCTGGCCGCTCGTGCCGCCCTTCAGCTTGAGCGCTGCCGGTGTGTTCTGGATGTGCGCGCTGTCGAGCAGGGCGCGCAGCGCGCCAGTCGCAGCGGCACTGAGGCCGCCGATCATGTGCGGCAAGCCGATGGGGTATGCGCCGCGCCACGGGATGAAGGGAAGCTCGACGGCCCACTCAAGCGGCTCGCGGGCTTCGTCTTCCTCATCCCAGTTGCGGTAGAGCGCCAGCACCTTGCCAGTCGTCTTGTCGATAGTGATGATGTACGGAGCCGCGTCGCCGCCTGCGCGGCTATCCTCAGGGACGATCAGTGTGGTCTCGCACTCGAAGACCTCGCGCAGTCCGTCCTCGTTGAAGCCGACGGCCTCGCGGCCTTCGATACGGTCGTTGGCCTGCCCGGCTTCGCTCTGCTCCGGCTCCATCGACGTCGGCGCGAGATCGACGTCACGGTACATGCCCGAGCGCACGCGGCTGCGGTACTCTTCGATAGTGAGGTACTGGCGATGCGTGCGACGCCCGGCGGAGACGAAGCTCGACGCGGCATAGGGCAGGAACATGTCGTCGATGGCGACGAACACGAAGCCCGGACGGTTGCGCGCGTTGTTCCACGACGCCTTGATGTACTGCGCGCCACCGAGCGGCACCTGCGTGAGGGCCTGCTCAAGCTCTGATCGAAACTCCTGCGACTGGACGGTCAACTGCCAGTTCATCAGCGCCGTCTTGCGCTTGGCTTTCTGGACCTTCTCCTGTGTCACCGTGCCGACGATCAAGTCCTTGGCCGGGCCGCCCGCCGGGAAGATTTCCTTCATGGCGCGCGATGCGAAGTCGACAGCGGCTTCGAGCATCACAGGGTGGACGACCTTCGACGCGCCCTCGAAGGTTGCGCCGCCCGGAGCCTCATCGCCCAGACCGGTGCGGCGGAGACCTTCGGCGTACTGCTCATCGCGACGCTTGCGGGCTTCCTTATCCTTCTCGATCATCTCCAGCAGCGACGTCGCCATGCGCTGGAGCGCGTGCTCCGGCACCGTGCCGTCGGCGAGGTTGACCATGAATTTGGGGTCGCGCTCTTCCTCTTCGTCTTCGCCCAACTTGACGATAGCGCCACCGTCGGCAGTGTCGATCACGTCGGACTTCTCGTCCTCAAGCTCAACAGTCTCACCTTCGGCAGCTTCGCCTTCGATGTCTTCGTCGTCGTTGAAATCTGCCATGAGCCTCAAGCTGCGTAGGGGTTGGAAGGAGCCTTTCTCGGCGGAGCCGGTTGCGTTGCGTCGGCGCGCTTTACAACACTAAGTAGCCCCTTGTCGAGCGCCACTCGTATCGCTTGCGTCACGCTGTCCACATAGTCGTCGTGTTTGATGCTGCCCGAGCCAGCGAATGAGCATAGCTGCTCGATCATCGGTTCGGCCCATGTGCGCGGCTTGCCGGGTAGTTTGGCGCTCTCCGGCAGCCACACGCGATTGCGCGCGAACACCGGGCTGACCGCGTGCAGACGCGCCAGCTTATCGGCGCGGCCCGGATTGTATGCGAAGGCGAAGATGCCCTCGCGCTCCAGCGTCTGGCGCAGGCTGATGCCGCTGCCCTTGTCCTCGATCAGGCACAGGTCGGGCTTGCGCCCTGCGGTCCTCGGCTTGGCGCTGCCGAACATCGGGCGCACCAGCGCGGTGTCCTCCTCGCCGCCATAGGCCACGTTAAGCTCGCGCTTCACGCGGTCGACGAGGTCGGGCAGGCCGAGCCGGTCGTGCCAGCAGTCCAGAAGCATGATGTTGCTGGTCTTCAGATGCTCGAACACGCCCCACACAGTGCAGGCCGAGTAGTCGGGGTCGCCTTTCTTGTCGAGCGTCGCCTCGGTGAAGGCTGTGTCGAGCGACAGAATGATGTAGCTGAATTTGGGCAGGTTGCGATCTGCGGGCCACAGCTTCATGTCGCTGCGCCGCACGATACCCGCCTCTTCGGGGTCGATCAGTTCGCCGTAAAGCTCCTGCCGCCCGATCTTGGTGCCCTCGTACTGCTCAAGCTGCTTGAAGAAGCTGTCCGGCAGGTTGTCGCGGTTGTCGAAGGTCGAGCCGCGCACGATGATGCGACCCTCTTGTGGCGCGGTCAGGCGGCGGACGATCTCGACCGGCTTGGGCGTCGTCGTCCACATGACGCGCGGGCTGGGGCCAAGGCGCATGCCGAACATGAGCATGTCCCACGTGTCGCCTGCGTCCTTGCCCCACGCCGCCAATTCGTCGCACCACGCATCCGCGTGTTGCGGGCCACGCAAGCGGTCAGCCTTCTCGGCGCTGAAGCCACGGATGGTCGCGCCGTTGGTCAGGGTAATGATGATGTCGCTGCGGTTGTAGTTGTCGATGCACTCCGGCGGGATCACCGAGAGCAGCCCGCTCTCGCCCTCGAAGCACGTAAACTTGACGTCGGACTGGGTCGGCGCGACGACGCAGCGCGGGAGCGCCAGCGGGTCTTCATAGGCGACGCGGCCCAACCACTCGGCACCGACGCGGGTCTTCCCGAAGCCGCGCCCGGCCAGTGCGCCAAACTCGGTCCAGCCCGCCTCAGGCGGTAGCTGCTCGGGGCGTGCGGTAGCAACCCATCGCTGCTGCCACGCGATGAACGCGCGGTCAGCAGGCGACAGCGTGGTGAGCCACTCGGCTGCGGCTTGTTCAGCCTCGCTTAACAACTTTCGCGAGGGCGGCACCGAGGTGCGACAGATACGCATGGGCCGTATGCTTGAGGATCAGCCACGCCACGTGCAGCGCCTCGTCGCGGTAGTAGTCCGCCGTCATGCTCTGGAAGCCATCGGCCTTGAGCGTAACCGTCACCCGGTGGCTGTCGGTGTTCGTGACGCGCACCACATCGGCGCAGATATTCGTTTCGAGTTCGAGATTGATGTAACTCATGCGAACGCCCCCTTGAGCTTGCCCCAGCCACAGAGGACCAGCATCCTGATCGCGCCATACGCCAGATGCGCGCACTCGCCGGGCGTCAGGATGAGCGCGACGGGATGGTTGAAGTCATCAGCGGGTGTGAGCGACAGGACGATGCCCAGATCACCCACGGCAATGGCCCCACCGCCATAGATCACGTGCGGCTCGCCGTCGATGTTCTCGAAGTTGGTGAGCGTCACGCGTTGCCCTCCGTCTTGAGAGGCTCGACCTCGCTGGTCTGCTGTTCGACTACGGACGTGGATGCCGCCGCGTCGAGACCGTCGCAAAGCTCAAGGATGGTCTGCGCGATCTGGCGCGCGACGTTCGGCAGGTACGACGAGGTGACACGCAGCGACGGGATGTTGCTGT